AACAACCAAGTGTTAGTTAACTGGGGGATGGACGAGACACAAGTTCTAAGGAACATGAACATCAAGGTGCCTTCCCCCATAGAGTCTAGGTACGAGTGGACAGGTAGATACAAACCGTTTGACCACCAAAAAACTACTTCTTCGTTCCTAACACTTAACCGTAAAGCATTCTGCTTCAATGAGCAGGGTACAGGCAAGACTGCTAGTGCCATCTGGGCGTCTGATTACTTACTAACACAAGGTATTATAAGACGTGTTTTAGTTATCTGCCCCCTATCTATCATGGATTCCGCGTGGCGAGATGACCTATTTAACTTCGCTATGCACCGCAAGGTTGCCGTGGCCTACGGCGCTGCTAAGAAACGGGTAGAGGTTATTGAGGGCGATGCAGAGTACGTGATAATAAACTACGATGGAGTAGAGATTGTAGCCGACGCAGTAGCTAATGGGAGGTTCGACCTTATCATTGTAGACGAGGCTACCCATTACAAGAATCCCCAGACCAAACGATGGAAGACACTCAATAAGTTAGTTGGCCCTAGTACTTGGTTGTGGATGATGACGGGTACCCCCGCCGCACAGAGTCCTGTTGACGCGTTTGGAATAGCCCGATTAGTTAACCCTACGGCTGTACCTAGGTTTCTCGGTTCCTTTCGGGATCAGGTTATGCGCAAGGTGACTAACTTTAAGTGGGTGCCAAAAGAAGATGCTACCAACACAGTGCATAGGGTATTGCAACCAGCCATACGGTTCACCAAAGAAGAATGCTTAGACCTACCACCAATGGTATACGTGAAGCGCGAGGTTAACCTAACACGTCAACAGTTGAAGTATTACAAAGAGTTAAAAGACAAGATGGTAATGCAAGCTGCGGGGGAACAAATTACCGCTGCCAATGCTGCTGTTAATATGAACAAGCTACTACAGATATCTGCGGGGGCGGTCTATACCGATAAGGGAGACTCGGTAGAGTTTGACATAACTCCTAGATATAAAGTGTTGATGGAAGTTATAGAAGAGTCTAGTAAGAAAGTTCTAGTGTTCGTGCCGTTCAAGCACACCATTGACTTGCTAGTGGGTAAGCTGCGGGGGGATGGCATAAGCACAGAAGTAATACGGGGAGATGTACCTGCGGCCAAACGTACAGAAATCTTCAAGCGGTTCCAGAGTATGGATGATCCCAAGGTGCTAGTGATACAACCCCAGTCAGCAGCACACGGAGTTACCTTAACAGCGGCTAACACAGTGGTATGGTGGGCACCGACAAGCTCCCTTGAAACCTACGCCCAAGCTAACGCTCGGGTACACAGGTCAGGTCAAGACCACAAATGTACCGTAGTTCAGCTCCAAGGTTCCCACGCTGAGAAACGTGTTTACGCATTACTTGACAACAGAATAGACGTACACACAAAAATGATTGATCTATACAAAGAAATACTTGACTAGGGTACTTTAGGGTACTAAAGTGTACGTCCTGTCACTAATAGGATAGAGCGATGAGCAAAGAGAACGATGCTCCTGCTGAAAGACTCACCCGAGTTTTCCATAAGATCAAGGATAAACGGGCGGAACTAACAGCGGAGTTTAAAGAGAAAGATAAGAAGCTAGCTGACCAGCTAGACGAAGTGAAAAGAGCGTTGTTGGCTTTCTGCAAAGAGCAGGGGGTCGATAGCGTAAAAACTTCAGCAGGTATGTTTTACAGATCGGCAAAAGTTAGATATTGGACTAGCGACTGGGAATCTATGCACAGTTTTGTGTTAGAGCATAGGGCACCAGAGCTGTTTGATAAAAGATTGAACCAGTCGAATATGAAACAGTTCCTAGAAGAGAACCCAGAACTCGTACCAAAAGGTCTTAACGTGGACTCCGAGTACGTAATAACAGTAAGGAGGAAGTAATGTTTGTACCAATTGAAAAAGTAGCAAGGCATTTTACTGTGTCAGTGTCTACCATTAGGGCATGGGTACGGCAGGATAAAGTTCCATCTGACACCTATATCAAGGTCGGTAACACGTACAGGTTTAACCTAGACGCTGTTGAGGCCGCTCTTGTAAAAGCACGCTCTGATGAAGAGTTTGACGATAGGCAGTTAGAACTTGACTTCGATGCGGACGAAGATATCTGATGAGCAAGCTACGCCGAATCAGCCTACGTGATGGCAAGTTTAACGTAGAGGGTAGGGTGTTGGACGCGGAAGTTATGGACGTTATCGTGGTAAACGCGGCTGGTGTGTCCCGTGCTTATTACGGGGAAACGTACGACCCTAACAAGGTTGCGGTTCCTACATGTTGGTCATCTGACGTGCAGCGGCCTGATCAGAGCGTACCTCAAGACAAACGGCAATCAAACCGTTGTATGGACTGTACTCAGAACGTTAGGGGTTCAGGCCAGTTTGGAGGTAGGGCTTGTCGGTTTTCTCAACGACTTGCCATTGTATTCGGGGATAACCCGAAAGAGGTGTATCAGTTACAGGTACCTGCCACTTCTATATTTGGAAATAGCAGAGGGGGGAACAGTGGTCTGCAAGAGTACGCACGGCTACTGGCTAAACATGATACAGATATAGCCACTATCACTACTAGAATATATTTCGACAAGGATAGTGTCGTACCAAAACTTTACTTCAAACCTTTAGCTAGTTTAGATGAAGCCACACGTGCAGCGGTAAGCAGCATGGTAGACCACGAAGATACTATAGAGGCAATCACTTCGACTGTCTCAGTAACTAGTGAGCCTGTGTCTCCGTTTGCAGTAGTAGAAGGTTTTGAATTAAACGCAAACTAAAATAAACTTAGGAATTTTTAACATGGCTACAAATACACAGTATGTAATAAACGGCGTAGAAGCTCTATGGCCCCGAATTAACAAAACGTATAGGTTTGATGCCGGTGAGAACCGCTCTGTCCCATGCGACCCTCTGGATGATGGGGCCAAGTACGAGACTAAGTTCCGTATGGACAAGGATACGGCTAAGAATTTGTTCGTTGCTATGACAGAGGCTTACCAATCTAGGAAAGAATCGTCTTGGCCTGAGAAGTTTGGCAATCCTTTTGACAAGGAAGAAGACGGTACGTATACCTTCAAAGCATCATTGAAGGGTGCCTATGGCAAAGATGTTACTTTAAAGCCTGTACAATACGACGCAAAATCTACTAAACTACCTGAAGACTTCATGCTTACCACGGGCAGTACTGTGAATGTGGCGGTTACGTTTACGCCGTACTTCATGCGAGAAGCAGGGGTCTCCCTTAGATTACGAGCAGTTCAGGTAATTAAATACGTGCCTATGGAATCTGCGTCTCCGTTCGGCAATGTAGAAGGGTACCAACACGACGAGGAAGAGAACCCTTTCGAGGTAGTTACTCCAGTTGTACAGGCAGCTAAAGAGGAAGTAGTGGCTAAAGATGAGGATTCGTTTGAGGACTTTGATGAACCTGCTGCACCGGAACCGAAGAAAGTAGTTAAGAAAACTACCCCTGCCCCCAAGGCCGACAATGATGCACTGTCTTCTATTGTTGCTGATTGGGACGACTAGCACTTCCCCGTAGTATACCACCCGTAGCTAGGATTATTTCCGAAAAGGGCGTTAACGCGCCCCTGCTATGGTACCTCTCGGAATTAGGTACATTATATGAAAACAGAAAATTTTTTAAGGAAGGTATTAGCGTCAGAGGGTGATTACTGTGTGTTTGCTTCTAACTTAAAACGGAAGAATGACATAGTACAGAATTTCTACACCTCTATAGGTGACATGGTAGATGGTGCTCGGGATTTAGATGCCAAGGGGTATGATGCCTACTTTGCATTGGCTACGTTCAAGACCCCAAACTCTCGTAAAGTTGATAACGTAAAGCAACTGAAGTCTTTCTTTTTAGACTTAGATTGTGGAGAAGGAAAAGAATACCCCAATCAGGATGCGGCTATACTTGCACTACAGGGGTTCTGTAAGACCCTAGCGTTACCTGCGCCCAAACTGATTAACTCCGGTAGGGGTGTACATGTTTACTGGGCTTTGTCAGAGGCTGTGCCGGTTGACGATTGGCTTCCCGTGGCGCAACGCCTAAAGAAGTTATGTGTTTCAAATGGGTTTCTTACTGACACGTCTGTCACTGCCGACGCTGCTAGGGTATTACGGATACCAAGTACACATAACCATAAGACAACACCTCCAGCTAGTGTAGAGTTCTTCGGTATAGAGACTCCTGCCGATGTAGACTTTGATGCGTTTTCGGAGTTGTTAGGTGGGAACATGATACCAGTTCCTACGAAGGCGGTACCTGTGGGTGCGAACGCAGTAATGAGAGCGCTCATTGGCAACAACCAAACTAAGTTTAAAGACATCATAACAAAAACTGTACGAGGCACGGGCTGTGCCCAGCTAGGCGTGATAATAAGTGATCAAGCCAATTGTAGTGAGCCAATGTGGAGAGCAGGTCTGTCTATTGCCAAGTTCTGTACAGATGCAGAGGTAGCGGCCCGTAATATATCGAAAGGGCATATCGGGTATTCTGTGCAAGCTACGGCAGAGAAGATGGAGCTAATAAAAGGCCCGTACCTATGTACTTCTTTTGACGAGTTTAACGTGGGGGTATGTACTGAGTGTCCGCATTGGGGGAAGATAAAATCCCCTATAACGTTGGGTAACAGTGTTATGGAGGCTACCGAAGAAGACAATACAATCGAGGTACCCCCCGCTGCCGACCCAGAGCCTGACGAAGAAGGAGATCAGTATTTACCGCTAAGTGTACGTAATGCTACCTATGTTATACCTCCGTACCCGAAGCCTTTCTTTCGGGGTGTCAATGGGGGTGTTTATATCCGCACGCGTAATGCAGAGGGCGATCCAGATGAGAAAGTTATATACCATAACGACCTATATGTAGTTAAACGTATATCGGATGCCGACGTAGGCGAGTCCATCGTTGTTAGACTGCACTTACCCAAAGACGGGATTCGTGAATTTACGCTACCCCTAACAGCGGTCACCTCAAAGGAGGAACTGCGAAAAAACATGGCTATGCACGGCGTAGCTGTCACTAGGATGGATGAGCTTATGAGTTATATGACTACATGGGTAAACGAGTTACAGGCTACTAGTAAGGCTACTAATGCCCACAAGCAGTTTGGTTGGGTAGGGGACGAATTTAAGTCTTTTGTATTAGGCGACCAAGAGATATTCGCTAATGCCATCAGAGACAATCCTCCGTCTATCGCTACAGCAGGGCTGTTTCATGCGTTTGAACCCAAGGGTACCCTGCAAGAATGGATAGACATGGCAAACTTCTACGACCGAGACGGGTTTGAGCTACATCAATATATTGTCGGTACCGGGTTCGGGTCGGTACTTATGGAGATGTGCCCAGTTGCCTGTGGTGGGTTCCACGTTCATAGTAGCGATAGTGGCTTTGGTAAAACTACTGCTATGAACGTGGGGGCGTCAATATGGGGTGCCCCTAAAGCCTTAGTGCTACAGAACAAAGATACCGACAACTCTATGATGCTACGTGGAGAGGTATACCATAACTTACCTCTGTATATTGACGAGGTAACTAACGCAAAAGGGGATGAACTGTCTGATCTTGTTTATCAGTTGTCTGGGGGTAAGCAGCGGAACCGTATGACCAGTGGGGGCAACAACACTGAACGGGCTAGAGGTAAGCCTTGGAGCCTAATAGCTGTTACCACAGGTAATGCTAGTATTATAGAGAAAATCAGTAGTATTAAGGATGCCCCTAAAGCCGAAGCACAGCGGATGATGGAAACAAAAGCAGTACGGCTGTTTTCCAAGAGTGCGGATAAGAGCATAACAGACGTTCACGCAACCAACGCCGAAAATATATACGGCCATGCGGGGGTAATTTACGTTCAGTTTCTAATCTCTAACATAGAAGCGGTGAAAGTGTTACTGAGTAAGGTTAGGGCTAGGATAGATGACGCCGCAGGACTCACCTCAGAGAACCGTTTCTGGTCAGCAAAGGCGGCGGCTACAGTTACGGGGGTACTCATTGCCAAGAAATTAGGCTTGGTTAACTATGATACTACTAAGCTAACCGCTTACGCCGTGTCGCTACTTTTGGAGAACAAGGGTAACGTAGACAGCATGAATTCGTCTGTGGGGGATAGGCTAAATGAATATTTCCATGAGAATTGGGGCAATATCTTAAAGATAAAAAGTACTGATGACCTGCGTAAGGGACAGGGAAATGGGTTAGACGATTTGGTAATTCCTGAACTAGACCCAAGAGTGCGATTAGTAGGTCGGTATGAGACAGATATAAAATACGCGTACCTACTACTTAAACCGCTTAAAAAATGGTGTACCCAACAGCAGATTAGTTACCCCTCGTTTGAAGAGGATTTAAAAAAGGCTTACGGGGCTAAGAAAATAAAGATACGGATATCTAGGGGTACACAAACGCAGCTACCAGCAACGTGGGTTTTAGCCATAGATTGTTCAACAGTAGTCGTGGAAGAATTTACGGGTAAAGAAGTTACGGAAAAAGAAGCAAACTAGCATGTTAATGTTGGATGATCTAACCCCCGATGGCATACGCATAGTGATTACGTGGGGCAGTATGGTAGTCGGGGCGTCGGTGTTTATACCGTGTTTAAACACTCATAAGGCAAAAGAACAAGTAAAAAAGATAGCTACAGCCAAGAAATGGCAGGTAACCATAAAAATAACCATAGAAAATAACAAATTAGGTATACGGATATGGCGTACGGTATGATAAAATAACGCCCGAAGCAGTAATTCCTCTGTTACTCCTTCACCTCCCCCCGACCCCCTGCTCGTTCCCGAGGCGACAGGGGGTTTTTTATCGCTTGTACTCCGCGTTACTTCTCTCTATAGCGTACTGCATAAGTGGGCTTATAGTTATCCCGTTGTGCGTCCTAGCAGTTGTATCCCTATGGCCCTTCAATGACTTTCTTATGGACGCTGGTGTAATAGCCACAGCGGGATTGTCCTTTGCGTACCTAGCGTTAAAGGCGTTGATATCTTTTAGAGTATCACTCATCGAGTCATAGTCTCCCATTTTTGACGCAACGTAATACTTAGTAGTTAGGGCACTACGTTTTTGAGTAACCGCTATCTCTAGCCCTTTGTTCCTAGAGTTTTGTTCTTGTCTAAACGTGTATTCAGCCGGAGGGAAACCAAGTGCCGCCGCAAAAACTTCTCCGCTGGTCATATCGTCGTATATAGGGTTTTTACGTCTATTCTGTATGCCCCCTTCTTTAGCATAACGACCCACAGTATTCCGCCAGAGGTTAGTTAACCCGGCAGGCATAAGGCTCTCCATGCCGTATGTTTCTGC